TTAGCATGGAAGTATGGATTGATATTTCTTTTGGCAATGGACGATTTTCCATTTCAAACATTGGCAGGGTGAAAAACTGAAAGATCCTAGATGGCAGAAGCGACGGTTATTAATAATGCAAAGAGACAGTTTTGAATGTAAAAACTGCCATGATACAAACAGCACTTTACATGTTCATCATAGATGGTATACTACCGGCTGTGAGCCCTGGAGCTATCCTGATGAATGCCTAGTTACTTTATGCGAAAGTTGCCATGAAGCTGAAGAAGAAAGTAAAGTTCAGCAGCAAATATTAATACAAACATTTTTAGCCGCTGGATTTTTAAATGTACATATGGGGTTCATCAGTAGCACACTTGAAAAGTGTTTCAAACATATTAACAATATCGAATTTGACATGCTGTTATCCAGGTTTGCAAGTAGTAGTCATTTCAGATCTGACGTGAGAGCGGCCTATCAAAAGGACTGTGAAAGGATCGATAAAATACGCGAATCTGAAACTCCGGATATGCCATTTTAATTCGCTATCACTATGTCTAAACGATTTACAGATACAGACAAATGGAAAAAGTCGTTCATAAAATCTTTGCCTACTGAATATAAGCTCTTTTGGTTATATCTATTAGACGATTGCAACCACGCAGGAATATGGCATGTTGAATTGGAAGTGGCGCAAGCGAGGTTGGGGATACAGCTGTCGATTGAAAAAATTCGGGGGTTCTTTAAAGAAAGGATTGTCGAGTTTGACGGCGGAGCCAAATGGTTCATCCCGGACTTTATCACTTTTCAATACGGGTCTTTAAGGACTGGTACCAACGTCCATAATTCCATAATTCAGGAATTGGATAAATATAATCTTCAAGGGTTGCTGAAGGGTTCCCGAACCCTCCTGGATAAAGACAAAGATAAAGACAAGGATAAAGAAGGGATAGGTGAAAAAAAAGAAACAATCGGAATGGAGGCGGTTACGCTGGTAGCGAACAAGGTCTGGAATGATCAGCGTTGGAAGGAAACGGTGTGCCAGGGACACTACCTAAAACCGCCGGAATTACAACGATGGATGGCGCAGTATAACGCATCAATCAGCAACGATGTGATGCCCGACTTTTCTGAGGCGAAGTACAAAAAACTTTTCGGCGGGTGGTTAAACACGCAGAAGGCGAAAGGTTACAAATTGCCAGAGCAGGCGCAACAACAGTTGAGTTCACCCAGCCTAAAAACCCTAGAATGAATTCACCAGCAAAACTTTTCACCAAAGACAGGCACTATAGCCAGGACATGGAAACGGCGATTATCGGTGTTTGCTTGCTCGAAAAGGATGGATTTAGCCGGACATACGGGATTGTCAGTGAGGAGCATTTTTACTTCGACAGGAACAAAGAGGTCTATGCGGCTATGCGATGGATGTACGACAACAATGCGCCGATCGATTTATTGACCGTCACGGATTACCTGATTAGAAAAAGGGGCTGGGAAGACTTCTACGGCTACACAGTAGGGTACTATCTGATGACCTGTACAAATCACGTCGTTTCATCAGCGAACGTTGAGTATTACTGCCGGGCGATTTACGAGATGTGGATCGATCGAGAGATCATCAAACTGACCTACTCTGGCCCAGGTGAGGGCAATGCCAGGCAGAAGATCATTGAACTGCAATCTAAACTTACGCTTTTATCAGGCAGTAGTGAAAACAAGGAATGGTACGACATGACGGATCTGATGATCGAACTTTTCAGGCATCAGGACAAAATGAAGACACAAGGGCCGGGTGTGTTAACAGGCTTGAAACGACTGGATCAAACCAATGGCGGTCTAATGAATGGCGACATGATCGTTATCGGCGCCAGACCATCGGTGGGCAAGAGCGCCCTCCTGGGCTTATTGGCGATGAATATGGCCCGTAATGGCAGGAAGGTGGGGATTATATCACTGGAAATGAGTAACGCAAAAATTGCCGGCCGTTTGGCCGCACTCGATACTGAATTCGATTTCGCTACACTGTATCGGGGATTAGTAGATGATGAAAACATGCAGCAGCGAATGTATCAACAGATCGGTAACTCTACAAAACTTTCCGTTTTCGTTAGTGATAAAACGCAAGTATCAATACCGGAAATTAAAGCAAAGGCGCAAAAATTAAAACACAAGGAAGGTTGCGATATTCTTTTTATCGATTACCTGCAATTAGTTGATTCATCTGGATACACCACAAAGAATAGCAATCGGGAAAACGAAGTGCGTCAAATGAGCCGGGGGTGCAAGTTGATGGCAAAGGAGCTGGATATTCCCGTGGTGGTGCTGGCGCAGCTTAACCGTGAAGTAACAAACCGGAAAGGAGAAGATCGGTACCCTAAATTGTCAGATCTGCGTGAATCAGGCGCTATCGAGCAGGATGCAGACGTTGTCATGTTCCTGCACCGGGATTGGATGAGTGGCTTTGAAAAGGACGAAAACGGAAATTCTACCGAACGAGAAGCTGATTTGATCGTTCGTAAGTGGCGAGATGGCGAACCAAACCTTCGTATACCGCTTGAATTTGACCCACCTCGAATGAGGTTTTCAGAGCGGCAGGTATCAGGATTTAAACCGGTTCACATCCCAAGTCAAAATTATTATGAACCTGATAAAGATGAAGATCAACCTTTTTAATATGAGTAATAATTTTTTAAGACCAATTGACACAACTTATAAGGGGTATAAGTTCAGAAGCCGGTTAGAGGCCAGGTGGGCCGTGTTCTTTGATGCGCTCGGTCTTAAGTGGCAGTATGAAGTTGAAGGGTTTAACCTATCGAATGGTGAGCGATATCTACCTGATTTTAAAGTATCAGGTACCCTAAATATAACAAATTGGTATGAGGTTAAACCTAATGGAGAAAAAGGCGACGGGAAGTTGGAGCAGTTAAGTAGGGATTATTATAAAACCTTGGGAAATGTTATTCCAGAACATTATTTCCGTCTTTTATCTGGCGATCCATGGGATATATTGGAAAAGGGATATTTGAAATTGGAGTATTGTTTAAACCACGGATTCAAGTCACTTTCCTTATCGGACTATCTTATCTGCCCGAGGTGTGCAAGTATAACCAAGTTGGATGTATATGATTACGGAGATGAAATAGGCTTTGTATGCTATCCATGCGATTTCGATACTCCTTGCGGAGGCGACAACCCCGCAGAAAAAGGAGCAATTATAAATGTTCGCCCCCACAAAGGATGGCTGATTGCTGATGGGGATGAGTTTTTAAACTACGTCAACGCAATAAAGCGAGCTTGTGATGCTGCTAGATCTGCAAGATTTGAATTTAGCCAAACCCGCAAATGATGATCACCCGCAAACCCATATCACTCCCCCGTCTTCTTAAGAAATGTCAGCAAACTTTCAACGCTTACATCCGCGCCCGTGACAAGGACAAGGGATGTATAAGCTGCTCGAGTCACAAGGTTGAACACGCCAGCCACTATTTCAGTGTAGGCCATTATTCAGCTCTCAGATTCACAGACGACAACTGTCACGGAAGCTGTATAAAGTGTAATACGTGGCTTCATGGGAATCTTTTAGAATATCGTAAACGTCTTATCCGGCGCATCGGCGAGGAGCGGGTCCAGCGGCTTGAATTATCCTCCGACTTGCGGCGAGTTTACAAGTGGTCGCGAATAGAATTAGAAGCTTTGATACAACACTATAAAAATGAAATTAAAAAATATCAATGAGGAGGTTTGGCTTCCTGTAACAATAGAACCATTTTCTGGCTTTTATCTCGTTTCAGATTTAGGGCGAATAAAATCAATACCCAGAAATAATCGCAAGAAAGAAGTTTTAATAAAGCAACAAAACTCAAAACGTGGAGGATATTTAGTTGTAAAACTATCGGTAGGTAAAAGTAAGAAATTGATGCGTGTTAACCGTTTGGTTGCATTAGCTCACATACCTAATCCGGTAAACCTTCCTGAAGTAAATCATGAAAATGGAAACAAAGAAGATAATCGTAAACAAAATTTGATGTGGTGTGATCGAAGTTATAATGTCAAACACGCTTATAGATTAGGATTAAATAAAGGGAACAAGAATTCAATATCAAAGCCGGTAATTGTGTTGGGTTTAAGTGGAAATGTTATAACTACATTTTCATCAGTTCGTGAAGCAGCAAGGAAACTGAATATTCACTGCCAAAACATCTGCAGTGTATTAAAAGGAAAATATAGCCAAACTAAAGGATATAAATTCAAATATATCTAACCCACAACAATGAAACACACCCTCCTCTCCCTCTACATCTTCTTCTGCACCGGCGGTACGTACGCTCAGGACCGGCAAAATGCCGTGGCGGCAGAGCTGGACTTTAATAGATCCACAACCCTTCAATTCGCCAGGCAGGACACGATCCGGGCAACACTGCTGATCACGCAGGGCCACATGACCATAGCCCATGAGAAGCCGGGATATGTCGTGATAAGAGCAAAAGATACCGTCTATCTGGATGACAGAAAGATCATTATTAAACCACCGGCGACGGTGTGGGGATATAAAGCGAAGCCATGAGGTGCGGTCACCTCTTTAATGGAATATCTGGGTTTGGCCTTGCAGCTCACTGGATGGGATGGGAGAACGTAATGCACTGTGAAATTGATCCTTTTTGCAATAAAGTAATGAATCATCATTTCCCTAATAGCTATCAACATGAAGACATCAGGACAACAGACTTTACTATTTGGCGAGGACGAATTGACCTCATCACGGGTGGATTCCCATGTCAGCCCTACAGCACGGCAGGAAAGCGAAAAGGAAAGGCAGATGACCGCCACCTCTGGCCAGAAATGCTTAGAGCAATTCGTGAAGTTCAACCGAGCTGGGTTGTGGGCGAAAACGTTCGCGGCCTTACTAATTGGGATGGAGGGCTGGTATTCGACGAAGTGCAGGCTGACCTGGAAGCTGAAGGCTACGAAGTGCTCCCGTTTTTACTTCCAGCTTGTGCCGTCAATGCACCGCACAGACGAGATAGGATATGGTTTATTGCCCACCGTTATGACGGATTCGGTAAGCATGCGAAAGGGCAAATACAAACAAGGCGGTATGCCGTTGACGGCCTATGTAGGCCTCCTTCCAACTCCAAAAGTTGCGACAGGAACATACCAACGAGACCCCAAGACAAACAAGAAGAAATGGACTTTAATGGGGATGGTCGGTCAAGGATTACTACCAACGCCGAGAGCTTCAGAAAACGAGAACCGGCAAATGAAATTGACACCTTCCCAGAAAGCAGGGAAACCCGTGTTGAGTTTGGCGGCAGTGATTTCGGAAAGTTCAATAAACCAAACTGGGAAGCCTTCCCAACTCAATCCCCGCTTTGTCATGGAAATGATGGGATTTCCACCAAGCTGGACGGAATTACCTTTTCTCGATGGCGCCGCGAATCAATCAAAGCAGCAGGAAATGCAATAGTGCCACAAATTGCATTCAGCTTGTTTAAAGCCATACAGCAATATACCACCCTTTGAGGCCCAACCAACAGAACATGTGAAAGCTATTCTTTCACAATTTAAAAATCAAACAATGTTAATTACTGGCAGATTAACAGCAGTGTTACTAATGATCTCATTACTAACTAAAGGACAAACAATTCATATTGAAGCAGAGAGCTTCACCCAGCAGTTTGGTGCTGTTGTACTCCCCTGTAGTGAAGGGGGCAATTGCCTCGGATTTGTCAAAGATATGGATTTCTCCGAATACCAGGTCACACTCCCGTCAGACGGAATTTACAAATTGTCCCTTCGTATCGCCGGCAGCGGCAATGATATCTGGATTGCAGATAGCG